ATCAAAATTTAAGCCCCCTTGTTCTGTAATCTTGACCGTCCATTTTGATTAGCGTTGTATTACTCATAATTCTGCTAAATATACGTTGCATATCTTTATTTCTAGTCATTTCTTTTTCATCTAAGTTAGTTGTAAATATATTGTGTTTACCTACACGACTCTCTACTAACTCGAACATCTTACTTGTCGCAAATTCATTCATGTTAATACCAAAATCATCAAACACCATTAGATCAACATCGCTAATGATTTGCGCTAATTCTTGTTCAGTCATGCCATTTCTGTTGTTGTAGGTATTCTTGATTGTAGAAATAAGCTGAGGCACGTTCATATAAAGCACCGTGTAACCTTTTGATTTAACTTCTTTAACAATGCTCATTGATAGATGTGACTTACCTGTACCAAACGAGCCCTGAATTAATAGTGATTGCTTATTGTCTAACGTGAAGTTTTGGGCATACCTTTGACACAAACCTTTAGCATAATTTAGCTTTTCTGATGTAGGTTGGTAATTCTCAAATGTAACTTGAGCTAAATTGTCGTTTATTTTAGATTGTTTAAATATCTTTTCTGCTTTTGACTTGCGTTGTTTCTTTCGATAATTTTCTGTAGATTCTTTGGCTAGTGCAATCATGTCGCAGTCACAACCATCTTTGACCACTTGCCCATTATCAAATTCGTAGTAGTCATATTTACGACCACAATCTTTACAATGTAATTCAAACTCTTGTTTAACTATTTTATTTCTAAAACCTGCTTGTTTTGCTAAGTTCTGGAATGCCTCCATCTCATCACTCCTTTAGAACGGCAGATTTTCCATATTTTGTGATTGCGCAGCACGTTCAAATGCATCAGTGTATTGGTTGTTAGTTTGTGTAGCACCTTCTTGATTTAGGTAACCTTCAAACTTATTACCGAATAGCGTTTCTGGTCGTAAATACTTGCTCATCTTAGTATCGTTAAGCCACTGACTACTCATATTGTCGATAACCTTTTTAAAGTCATCTAGTGTAAACCCCTCGTTCACTCTTGCTCTTATTAAAGATTGATTCTTTTTAGTAGTTGATCTGAATTGTTTACCTGTTTGTTGGTTGAGGTAGTCAATAACGTCTTTATAAGGGTACGTCGTCGGGTTACCCGACAATATACTTCCATCATTATTAGTATTGTTATTATTAGTTAAATCATTATTAGTTCTATTATTATTAGTAGTTTGCCCTTTTCGGTTTTCCGTTTTTCCGTTTTCCGAAAAACCGTTTGCCGATAATCCGTTTTCCGAAAATGGCATTTCGGTTGGACGTTCGTAAACTAAATATTCAAAGCCTTTGAACACACCGTTTTCAGCTCTTTTTTGCGTTCTATGAACGTAGTTATTATCCATAAGTTCTTGAATGCCACTATTAATTGATTTCTGTCCATCGTTCATATGCTTAACTACTTCCGAAGTGTATATTTGCCAGTCGTCCGGTCTACTTAAAAAGTAAAGTAAGATTCCTTTCGCTTTAGCGCTTAAATTGTTGTCAAAGACAAACGACTTGTGAACAGTAACAAAGTCGCCACTTGCTTTTACGGTTCTGAATGTAGCCATTTATTTCACTCCCCGTACAATATCCATTCAGGAGTTGTGTTATATTCTTCTGCTATTTTCCTAACAGTTTTCATCGGTGGTAATTGCCATCTATTCTCCCAACGATTAACTGCTATACGTCCAAATCCAACACGTTCTCCAAATTCAACTTGGGATAATTTTTCATTCATTCTTAAACTATTTATTCTGTGAGCGATACGCATTCTATCTTCAAGCGTAATCATTCTTGATTTCATTGTTTTACTCCTTTCAACATTGCATTAAGACGCTCATCAACTTTGATCCAGCTGCTTTGTAAGTGATATTTATCATCAAATGACTTAACACCAATTGCATGCTGTTCATTATGATGTCGTCTACATAGTGCTAATACGTGTTTGTCGTAATGATTTATCTTGTTTCTGTTCATGCCTCTACCAACTGCCTCGTAGTGAGCTAAGTCTGAGTGAGGTTTACCACATATTACACAGTGCCTTGTTACGGTTGCCCAATAAAGATAATTTTTATCTTCTTTCATTAATTCACTCGTTTTATAATTCAATGGAATAGCATTAGTAAAGATCCATTCAAACATTACTTCTATAATTTGCTTAGCTATAGTTCGAGTACAATCGGCTAAAGAAATACGTTCTTCATAGCCATATAGAAACTTCACATAATCTTGAAACATTTGCCTCATATAATCTCGAGGTTGTCCTGTATGTGCTTCTATGTCGTTACATAACGCGAATATCAATTTGCGTTGTTGTCCAGTGATAGAATTGGGATCTATCACCGAACAATCAACATCAATTGGTTGGTTTAACTCTAATAGTTCGATAGCTTGTTCTGGTATCTCGACGCCAGTTACAACTACATCGTATGAACCATAATTATTTGGTTGATATTTAATGATTTTTGACACTTGTATCATTCCAATCAGAATGGAAGATCAGATTCAGATATATCTATAGATTCATTCGAATTTGCGAAAGGATTATTACTATCATTCACACTCGGTTTACTTGATTGTTCATTTCCGTCGTTCTTTTCATTTTCTTTAATTCCAACTTTTTCATAAATTGGTGTGCCATCAAATTTCCAAAAACGTTTTAATACAGTGTTCCACTTGTCTGTGTAGTCGTTATATTTACGTTCAAGTTCAATATTGATCGGTTTCCCAATTACATCTCTTTCAGTAAAGCTGAATTGTCCGTTATTATCTTGAATTCCTATTGATTTTAAGAATGTGTATAACCAGTTTCTAGCGAAGTCATTTGAAGTATCGCCATTAGCGTAATGTGTGAATTCTCCCTCTTCTTTATGCGTGAACGTGATCGCTATTTGTGGGTGTCCGTTTTTAGATTCTTTAGATTCGAAGTTTTTAACTTTCACACTGTATTGTCCTGGTTGCATATAGTTACCGATTTCTTGTGCACCTTGTAAATTTAAATTGAAGTTCATAATTAATTACCGTCCTTTTAGTTTTTTATTAGTTTCCGTTTCTTATTGCGTCTACTAGCATTGACAATGACGCATTTTCAAATTTCTTATTATTTAATGTTACTGATGGTGAATGCCTTACTTTTGTTTCGTAGTCTGCCGATGGTTCTACGCTAAATATCCATCTCGTTTGATTCTTGCCGTCCACTACATCGGTTTCTGTGTATGTTCTAGCTAATACATCCGATTGACTAATTACTGCGTCTCTGATTGAATCTTGCGCTTTGATAGTTACCGACGGATTGAATAAGGTTCCATCTTCTCTCTTGTCCGAGCTATTTCCCTCGTGCCCTGTGATAGCAAAATGAAATTTATACTCTTGTTGCAACTTGCTTATAAATCGATACATACTGATAATTCTTGTTGCTACTTCTCCCCAATCCGTGAATTGAGGTTTACGAGACTTCCCTTTCATAACTTGGTCTAATGTTATGTCACGTAGTTTTTGCAAAGTTTCTATAATCACTATGTCGACTGGTTGTCCTTTCTCTCTTGCAGCAGTTAATATCTTCGGTAAGTCTTGAATTATCTTAGCTAAGTGATTGAAGTTATTAATTGAAACACCTAAACCATCTTCTACAACTGTTGTTCCATCTTCGTTAATGTCCAATACAAATGCGTTATTTTCTCTCGTGAGTGATGTTGTTTTGCCAGTTCCTGGACGACCATAAACCACAAATTTGTAATACTTCTCTTTGTTCTGTTGCGCTAAATTTTTAATGCCTAGTTGAGTGAAAATATCTTGTTCAGTGTTTGATTCAGTCACCTATTTCACCACCAAACTTACGGTTTGTTTAAGTTGCGCACCTGGTATTTCTTTGCCTGCCTTTAAGTCATCAGTTAGCATTTTAGAATTTAGTTTAGGCGATTGAGATACCCAGTATTCTTTAGGTATTTTAGATTCATCTATTACATCTTTACTCGCACCATTTTTACGTTTGTAAATGTAATTCTTAGAAGTTCTGTAGTTATCTAACTGTCGTTGTTCTAACATGTCTGAAAGATAACCTTTCAAGCGGTCTGAAAATTTCACTTTTGATTTTTTTAACTCTTGTAGACGTTTAAGTTCTTTATCAATAGCGTCCACATCTGAATCAACACTGCGTTTAAGTCCTACAATGTTATCTACTTTTTCATTTAGTTCTAATTCGATTGAATCCAACGTGTCCTGTATAACCTGTGGATCAACATCTTCATCAGCCATGTTTAAAACTGATAAGAATTTATCGTTAATTTGGTAAATGTTACTCATCAATCAAACACTCTCCTTTGATTACTTTTTTAGCTAGTTCAAAATTGGTTAGCATTTCACCTTCTGAATGAATGGTGTTATCTATTTGAAGAACGCTCACACCGTTTGCATGGTAATGTGAGAACCAAATAACATCGTATTTATAGTCAACTTGAAAACGATTGTTTGGTATCAAATCCATCAAATCATGTGCCATTCTTTTAAATTTATGTTGTTTCATTTGTACCTCCGTGATACATTAATAGTAGATATTTTTGAAAAAAATACTTTGTGTCGACTGTTTGCTAATGGCCGTTAGCATTCAGTCTTTTTTATTTGAAAAAATTCATATTCAAAAAACACAAACGCTGCAATACTGATTAGCATTGCGATACCTAATGCAGTTGTGAAGTAGACACCTGCAAATGTAAGTGCTAGTGAAAATGTGAACCATGTGAGTAGTGCGATTAAGAATGATTTGTCGTGTGATTTCATACTTTTTCCTCCTTCATCTGTATACTTGTATTTCTCTTTTACAATTAAGTTTTGCCCCATATTTTCGTGCTATAATCCTTGTATCGCTACTGCGATAGTGGGTGGTGAAATTATTATGCCGAATTATTACGGTCTAGACCCTGCGGTAAAAAAACTGTTAGACAATTATAGAAATCAAATAAGTTATTTTAATGAAATTCATAAAAATCGTTTGAATGAAGTTATTAGTATTGCTAAACAAGTAAAACATGTTCCTAGTTATAATTCTGCAGTTATTAATGCAGCGTTAAATACAACTTCATTTTTAAATATTGATGAATATATGCAGTTTAAAAATGGCGTTTTAAATACTAAAAAGATACTAGATTCTGCTAATTTCCAAAGAAATTTATTTTCTGAAAAAGCGATAAAGTCTTTTAAAGATATTTATAGGTTTGACGATGATGTAGTATCTCAAGCACAACAAACCATTCGAGATTTTTATGTCAATCCAACTGCTATCTCTACTTTGACTGAAACCATCAATTCGACCTATCCAATAAATAATCAGAATGCTGATAATAGATACAATAAATTTATCAATGCTTTCAAAAATGATTATCCACATCCTTTCAAAACAGTAGTGCGATGGTCGAGTAGTATTGGTGCAAGTACTGATATTGAAAACTTTGCAACTAACTATATAAACGATAACGACCTACACATTCAAAACTCATTAATCCTTGCTATAGTGTGTTTAATTAGTTTTTTATCAACTTATTATTCGTATTTTAAAAAATGAGCGGTTGTTGACGAATAGATTTAATAACTTTATTCATATTTTCTGAATCAACGCCTTTTTTCTTTTTAGCATTCCTAACTTCCTCAACCAAAAGTGCAGTTAGGAGTGCTATTTTAATGAGTTGTAGTTTGTTCATGTTTATCTCCCCTTTCCATGTATTTCTTCGAAATGTTCTTCTATGAACTTATTCATCTTTCTAGCGTTGAATCTCCAACGATTTAAACTCTCATCTGGATAGTGTGCGATGCCTTGTTTTTTAAGTAACTTCTCAAACTTCGGATTGAATAATAATCTATCTTTAATAGTGTCGTCAGATGACATTTTTAATTTGCGTTTCAATTCTTTTAAGTCCCAAACTGGATCTAGAGAGTAATTTATTAATTCATCGTATTCATCTTTAGCGACAAGCACGTGTGTGTCGGGTATGGGTACAGATACAGTTAAAGTTTGTGTCATCTTAGATACTCCTTTCGTGTATAATGTTGTTATCCCTTTATGGAGGGAGGTGGATTTATGCATAAAAGTTTGCTCACTCAATATTTAGATATGGAAAACGTTATTTCTTTAGATTTACATTTAATTAATGGCGAAGTTATTAAAGTGCAAGAACGTCGGAAAGATGCCGAAAACAAAACTCTGCACATCATTCAGCCGAAAGATAGAGTTGTCAGTTTAGATCACGTTTTGTATTTCGACATTAACGTTAAAGACGAAAAGAATAACGATACTCCTTATCCATCTTAAAAACCATAGCGCTTATAGTTATTCGCTATTTGTTTGCAGTTATCACTGGCAAGTCCTACCTTGTCAGCTTGGTAACTGTATTGATTATTCACTTCATTTACTAATCTATTCCAGTCGTCTCTCGGCACATCTTCAAGTAGTAAGAGAAGCATCTTTAATTTTTCTTCGTTCATTCCATTCACTCCTTTAAGTTGTTTGTTCGATTGTGGGTAGGATGTCGTTATCTTTAAGTAATTCATAGATGAAAAGACGTCCTTTTTGTGTCCACTTGGTATTCATTCTTACTGATGTACTCCCATCTTTATGCTCAATTTCTGTAGTTGATGAATGTGTGTAACCTTTGTCTTGAATATTTGAGTAAAGTAACCATTGTCCTGATTGTTTGTATTGAACTTTTAAATCATGAAGTAGTTTGTTTAATGCTTGAGCTGACATACCGTAATCTTTTGCAATTTGTCCAACAGTGACTAAACTTTTATTATTCAAGATAGTATCTAAATAAGATGCTTTAGGTTCATATTCGGCTATTTTCTGTTTGTTCATGTTATTTTCTAGTTCTAACTTCTCTTTTTCTTCTACTGTTTGAAGTAGTTGTGATAACGCCTCTTTATATGTTCCAGGTAATCTGCTTTGAATCGCGTTCTCCATCTCATTAAATTTATTAATGTAGGCCATTTTGAATTCGTTGTGACCTTGAATATTGAACATGTATAAAGTGAAACCGTCTTTTGTTAGTAAGTATTCTTTT